AGTGCTGATGGTGACTGGACTGGATTCTATCGTCAAATGCGAACGGCTGAATCTGGCGACCCATACAAACCAATTCGTAAATTTCATCATGCGAGACACTAATGTTTAACTGGTTACAAGAATATCTCTCAATTAGATATCAGTTCAAGCGTCAGAAGCTTGAAATGCAGGAGAATGCATTAATCTGCAAATCCTGTGAGACGCTTAAGATGCAGCTTGAGATTGCTAATTATGAGCGCAAGCAAATGCTTGATGCTCTAATTAAACCATCTCAGCCTGCTGAACCAGTTGTACAGCAGCCACCACAAAGTATTAGACCGCATTCTATTCCTTGGGCTGTTCGTAAGAACATGCTTGAGGCAGAAGATAGAATTAAGTTTAGGGCTTTGGAAGAGCAGAGAAGGAACGATGAAGCTCTTGCTAAAGCAGCCGTTGCCAAAGCTGTTCCACGAGGTGAGAGTGGTGGTCTATCAGTAGTTATTCCTGATGTATCTACAGAAGATAGTATTAAAGCGTTAGAAGAAGAACTTGGTATTGAGGAGGTTAAGTGATGCCTGTTGGACCATCGGCGGGAATGCTTAAGAAAGTATTCGACCCGGCTGTTATGAAAAAGAAAGTAAAGTCATCGCGTGGTTATGCTGAGGGTGGTGGCAATGCTATTAAGAGAGCAGAGATGCCAGTTTCTCGCAAGCAGAAGAATGAAGGCGGTAATAAGAAGATGAAGTTAATGCGTGCTGACGCAACACAAGGTGATTGATGCCTGCTACATCAGCTAAGCAATATAAATTTATGGCTGGTATCGCACATGGTATGAAGCCAACTAAAGGGCCAGGACCATCACCACAAGTAGCTGAAGAATTCGTTAAGAAGACACCGGCTGCTAAGCGTAAGCAGTTTGCAAAGAAGTAGATGCCTAATACCAAGCTCGATAAGCCAACACAAGAGAGGATTAAAACTCTTCTCAAGACTGTTGCGACTAATTTCGACCAAGAGGATAGAGCCGCTCGTGAACGCCAACTCCGTAATTGGCGGCGGCTCAAACTTCTTTGGGAAGGATTTCAGCGAGTTTGGTACTCTGAAGTAGCTCATGATTGGCGCATTTGGGATGAAGAAATTTCTAATGCCGACAACGACCAAGCATTTTATGATAAGCCTATTAATGTATTCCGTGCTTATTTGGAGTCCCTTATTGCTGCTCTCTCTATTACAATTCCTGCAATAAAATGTTTTCCTGATGATGCAGAGAATCCTATTGACTTGTCAACGGCTAAGGCTGGTGATAAGATTGCTGAACTGATTTATAGACATAACGATGCACCAATTCTTTGGCTGCACGCTCTATACATTAACATGACCGAAGGTATGACAGCAATGTATTCATACCCAAAGTCTGACAAAGAATATGGAACTTATAAAGAGAATGTATACAAGAATGAGAATATCGAAGCTTACGTCTGTCCGATATGCAAGAATCAGTTGGATGATGACGTATTCACTAAGCAGGAGATTGACGAATTTCAACCTGATGACGATGATATTGAACTGCACAATCTGATTATTAATGAGCATCAAACTGTTTGTCCTCAGTGTGCAGCGCAGCTTGACCCAAGTTTGCAAAAGTCTCCGCTTGTTGTTACCAGACTTGTTGACCAGAAAGAAGTGCCCAAGTCTAGGATTTGCATGGAAGTATACGGTGGCCTATACGTAAAGGTGCCCAACTATGCAATGAAACAGGCTGATTGTCCATATCTTATCTTTAGTTATGAGACCCACTACACTAATGCTCTTGATAGATATGAACATCTGAGAGATAAGTTTGATTCCAACGGCAAGAAGATTGGTCCTGCTGGTGGAGGAATGTATGACCCATATGAACAGTGGGCAAGGTTGTCACCTCAGTATCGCGGTGAGTATCCTCTTAATAATGTTACTGTTAGAAATTGTTGGCTTCGTCCTTCAGCGTTCAACGTTCTGAATGAAGAAGATACTAAGCTTCTCAAGAAGCATTACCCTGACGGAGCTAAGCTAGTTCTAGTCAACGACGAGTGGGCAGCAGATGAAAATGAAAGCCTTGACGATTGCTGGACTATCATTAAGAATCCTCTGTCAGATTACATTCATTACTACCCAACTGGCTCTTTGCTGGTTAGCGTTCAGGACATTACTTCGGACCTTATAAGCTTAGTTCTGCAAACCATTGAACATGGTATTCAACAGACGTTTGCAGACCCGGGAGTTTTGAACTTTGAGAAATACCGTGAGGCTGAAACAATGCCCGGTGGTATTTATCCTGCTGTTCCAAAGACAGGTAAGTCTGTTGGAGATGGATTCTTTGAAACTAGAACGGCTACTCTGAGCCAGGAAGTATTGCCATTCTTCAACATGATACAGACCCTCGGCCAGTCTGTATCTGGCGCTCAACCGTCGTTGTTTGGTGGTCAGCTTTCTGGCTCACGTACTGCATCTGAGTATTCAATGAGTAGAGCGCAAGCACTTCAGCGCCTACAGAATACTTGGAAGACTTATACTCTTTGGTGGAAGCAAATCTTTGCCAAAGTAATTCCAATGTATATTCAGGAAGTTCAGGAAGATGAGAAATCTACTGAACGGAATGAACAGGGTAACTTCATTAACGTGTTCATTCGTAAGGCAGAACTTGAAGGGCGTATTGGTAGAGTTGAGCTAGAAGCTAATGAGAATCTCCCAATTACCTGGTCACAGCGCAAGGATACCTACATGGAGCTACTCAAGCTCCAGAATCCAGAAATCCTTAAAGCACTTGCAGACCCAGAGAATGTTAAGTCCCTCGTCGAAGCTATCGGACTTGATGACTTTACTGTACCGGGTGAGGATGATAGACAGAAGCAATACGAGGAAATTAGACTTCTAATTAACTCTGAACCTATTGAGATTCCTGTTGACCCGATGATAGCAGCGCAAGCTGTAATGTCTGGTCAACCACCACCACCTGATACTGAAGAACCATCTGTTGGAATTGACCCTGACCTAGATAATCACGATATTGAAGCTGAAGTTTGCAGAACATATCTAGTATCTGATGCTGGTAGGCTGCTTAAGATTGAAAATCCTCTTGGGTATAAGAACGTACTGCTTCACATGAAAGAACATATGAAGCAAATTCAAATGAGTATGGGTACTGCTCCACAAGCACCAATGCCACCAGCAGGCGGCGGACCCACACCACCACAGCCAACAGGTACTAATATGCCTTTGGCGGAGAATGACAATGTTTCTGCACAAGCTTAATCTGATTCCGTTCTTTGCTCCTGCTGATACGGCTACTGGTCCAATTGAAGACAAATCTCTGAGCAGAGAAGATGTCATTGAATTACTTGGTGAAGACGAGCCAGAACAAGAAACTATTGAACTGGAAAAGCCTGCGAAAAAGGCTGCTAAAGAAACTGATAAAGAAGACGAAGAAGAAACTAAAGAGGAGAAAGAACTCTCTTTAGAAGATGAGATTGAGGAAGAACTTGCAGAACCAGATGAAGATAAGCTGGAACTGGTTGTTCCTCTCCGTCGTAAGGAGATTCTAGCTAAGTATCCTGAAATCTTTAAGGATTTTCCAGGACTTGAATCATCTATCTATCGCGAGAAGGCATTTACTGAACTCTTGCCAACGATTGCAGATGCTAAAGCCGCTGTCGAGAAATCTGAACGGCTGGATACTTATGAGAATGAAATCATGGAAGGCTCAACTGAGAGCCTGCTGAATGCTGTTCTCAACACAGATAAGAATTCGTTTGACAAGGTAATTGATAATTATCTTCCAACTCTTTACAAGGTTAATGAAGCAGCTTATTATCACACTATCGGTAATGTCATTAAGCATACCATTATGACTATGGTTAAGGATGGAAGAGACAATGGTGTAGAGGATTTGCTTGGGGCCGCTGATGTACTTAATCAGTATATCTTCGGTACCAAGACATTTACACCACCGCAGAAGCTCTCTACTGATACGAAGAATCCTGCAACTGATGAAGTAGCTGAACGTGAACGCGCATTCCAGCAACGTCAGTTCGACACGGCTAAGGACACTGTTACTAGTAAGACAGAGAATGTTCTGAAAGCTACTATCGATAAGAATATTGACCCCAATGGGTCGATGACTGATTATGTTAAGAAGAATGCTACTCGTGAAGCATTCG